TACTGCCACTCCGCTCTTGGTAGCTACGTCTTTTCTAATTTTAGCAGCGCCGCCGGCAGCGTATTTATTACAGCTTGTTTCCTTTTCTCTTGCTCTCTCTTGCATTTTGTGCAAAGCTATTTCTCTTTTTTGTCTATCCATAAATGACCTCCTCTTTTTCTGGTGTGGATGATAGTTCTGATCTTAGAGCTTCTACTTGTGCCTTTAACTCAGCTTCTTTTGCTTTGTATTCCAGCTTTAGTAATTCAAGCTCGTTTTTACTATTGATTTCCTGTTCCTTAGTTAACGTGTCTATTACTTTTTCCTTCTCGTTTAACTGGAGTTTTAAAAGTTCAATTTGGTATTTCTGCTCAGCAAGTTGTTGTTGTTCATTAACTTTTAACTCAGCTAAATACTTTTCTTGTTCCAGTTTTTCCTTATCAAGCTCGATACTCATTTGCGTCTTATAGCCGTCAGCTTCAATATTTAAGTGAGCTAGCCGTTCTTTTGACTCTACTTCAAGTTTTCGTTGCTCAATATCGGCAATCTGAACCTGTAGAGCAGGGTCTATTGGTTGTTGTTCCTGCTGTTCTTGCGGTGATGGTTCGGGAAGGAGTATTTTATCAATATCGCCAACTCCGAGTGCCTGATATACTTTTAAATACACCTCTCTCATGTTATGTAGCTCAGGGTTACTGCTAGCTAACTTTAAAATACTTTCTGCCTTGATTATTCTCTGCGTAGAAGACTCAACAGACGGATCAGATACGGGAATGACCTTTAAACTTTCTTTATCTAGAGGTAGCGATGGCAAATTGAACATTTTATAAAAGAGCTGTAGCTCGGCGCTAAAGCTACTATGGACTGTTCTCATTATTGCCGATTGCATCCGATTGGATACTTCAAGCAAGGCAATCGTAGTACCGACAGGCGTATTCTGATTATTTTCAGTGAGTCCCATCTCTGTTGCGGATGCCAGCTCCTGTGTCTGAGCAGTTATCCGGTTAATATATTCAAGCAAAGCTGGCGATGGTCCATTATAAGGAAGAGGCATGATTGAATCACGAAGCGACAAATTACCGGTTTCAACAGTTACGAATTGACCAGGTAATATATTCAAGTCATTATTAGTAGTTTTTATTCCCTTAGCCTTCATCCCTCCCGGGAAATTCTGGAAAATAGCTGCGTCAATCGCCATTTGCTGCATGGAAGTTAAGCTCTTTGAATTAGAGCCAAGTATTTGAGCAAGCCCCAGTCCAAAAACATCAAACCCGGGGAATAAATTATAATGAATAAAGCAGTTAATCCTTGTTTTAGTTGGATCGTTTTCATCCCAGTTTGGCGTAAGTGATACGATCTGATTACTGCTGCCGCATCTGGTAATAACGTAAGGTAGTGGGATACTATAGTCCTCAGATGTATTGTTATTGTCAAAAAAATCATTCAAAACCAGATACTCGTGTGTCTCATAAAAAGGAAAACGGGAATTTGTTGGGTCTACTTGTTTTGCTTTAGAGTCGTCTGTTGATTCTTCCCCGTCGCTGCTACCTACGCTATCTAAGTAATCAAGATCAACTTTTGAAAATATCCTGCTCTGCATGTTAAAAAGAATTTCTCTTTTAGAGAGATACCTAATATGAGTTAGACGATTTGATTCGGTAATACTTGAGCAGTTATTATCAAATAAAAAGTCCTCAGGCATGATAAACCTACTTAAGGGCTTACCTGTAATAGAGTCATAGTAGATTTTACGAAATACACACCCATATAAAATTAAGTACAATAAGAACCGATCGTAGTCTGGATAAAAACCCTTATCTTCTACTGTTAAGTACTCATTTAAAGCATCCCTAACCATCTCGCCTTTTAATTCGTAATCTTCGCTAACACTAACATCAGTCCTAAATCCTACAGGACCGGTTGAGGGGAGTAACTCGGAGCGAAGAGTTGCCCAGAGCCGGAGCACGCTGCTAGAGAAAGTAGTATCGTAAGTCTTAACCTGGGCAGCGTTTCCAATGGAAGAATTGGATTTAGATTTGACATTATTTGGGTCTTGTATTTCCTCAATTTTAAAGCCAAGTAAGGTTTTAGCCTTTTCAATTATATCAAGCCATGGTGCGCGGTTTTTAGTATCTTTTTCTGTTACCTCTTCTAAGTAAGCAGCGATTTTATCTCTGACGCTTTCTGGTATATCATCTGCAAAATTACTATTAAAGGCGGCATCCGCAGGTGCTAATTCCTCCGCTTCGTTATCTATACGTGATAAGATTTGATCTTCTAGGGAAATAAGTGCTTCTTCTTCCGGTAAAACCGGTTCATCTAAACTACCTGTTTCTTGTGGTAGGATTTGTTCTTCCATCGGCATTTCTTGAGTCAAATTTAGAAATTCAGGCTCAAGGTTCTCGGTAACGGATAAATCGGGGATAACCTTATCCCTTTTCTTCCGTCTTTTCCTCATGCTATCTAATCTTGCCTCTTTCAAGGCTCTACTTCTTACTGCCATTAGTATAATTTCTTGCGTTTAGTAACGATCTCATCTTCCTTAACATCACTTGTATGAATTAAAGTATCAAAGTCTCGGAGGTATAAAATTGTTTGCGTCATCGAATCAACCAAATCCTTTGATTCCCCATTTGGAAAAGTTATCACTGTTTCTAAAAACTCTTCAGCGAACGGAGTTAGCCTTTCAGGATTTTTCTCTTCAGTCGGTAAATAAATAAGTCCGCACTCAATAAGAGGCGCTGCTCTCTGTACTCTTGCATTCTTATCGCCTTTTGGGGTGTAGCCTATAGCAGGAACTCCTCCAAGCCTTAGATCACGTATTAAAGGATCGCCCGTTGCCTTTGCCTCAATAAGGCAAATATCTACGCTTCTTTGAGCCGGCATTGGGTTCTTATGCTCACCTATATCCTTATAATCTTTAGCTAAGCGCTGAGCCCTGCTTCGCAGCTCCGGATAGCCTACACGACCCCGCCAACTAGAGAGTAGCATCATCCTAAATAACTCATCCTCGGATTTCTCGCCCCAAACTCCCCACGTAGTACAGGCAGAATAGGCCGCTGTCGGTTCATCGGAAATTGCCGTATCCCAGCTTTGCAATATGTAATCAAATTTAGGCTTAATAGGGCTAGTCCAGAACTTAAACCATTTTTTCTTGATTATTCCACCGCCAATTGGAGATGGTCTTTGCTGGCACTGCCCAGCATATCCATAAGAACCGAGTAACTTTTTTAACTCATTTACCTGCTTTTCGCCAAAGCGTAAGCTGCTGAGTAACTCCCCTTCTTTGTTTCTAGGGTCTTCCCAAATAACCTGATCTATGCCAAGAGGAACTGTAATACACTTGCGCTTTTCTTCAAATTCTAGCGGCAGCACTAATTCTACCCAGTCCCCTTCGCTGTCGTTCTTTCTGATATAACCGGTTAAATCATTCTCGTGCGTTCTTTGCTGGACAACTATTCGGCAGTCATTAGCTGGGTTATTTGAACGGGTAGACATTCTTTGCGTCCACCAGTTAATTACGTTCTCTCTTTTGATTTCAGATAAGTCCCCTGGGTCGTTAGGGTCATCAATAATAATGATTGAACCGCCTTTACCGACAGTTTTAGATACTACGCTGGTTGATTGTCTATATCCTGTTTTGGTATTCTGGAAAAAGCTTTTAACGTTCTGGTCTTTTAGAAGAGGGAATCTATATCCCCAATTATCCTGATACCAGTTACTTTCGAGTAATGATCTATTCTTCTGTGCATGCTCAAGACTTAAGGAATTAACGCAGGAAACAGTTAAAAACCGCTCACTAGGGTTATGTATCCATACCCATGCAGGAAAGGCTACCGATATTAAATTGGTTTTACCGGTACGAGGAGGAACATTAATAATCAGCTTTTTTATTTGACGTGCGTAAACCGCTTCTAAATGCTCTGCTATAGCTTTAATATGCCAGCTATCAACATAAGGCATATTACCCTCAATATAAGGCCAAGCGCTTTTAAAAAACTCATATAACGAACTGCTTGCAAGATATCGTTCCTTTAAAGCTGCAAGTTTTGCTCTTCTGTTTTGCAGTTCCGCAATAGCAGTTATTCCATCAGAGAAACTAAAACTATGAATAGAGTTAGAATTGTGCGTCATAAAATTAAGTTTCCTTTACTTAAAATAATTATAACACACTACTTTCTAATCTTGATTTTCTCGTGCTTTTTTGATTTTGGTCTTGAGATTATTTATGTTATTTATTGTCTAATTAAAAAACTATAAGGAGTGAAATTATGAAAATCAGAAAATATCTTTTATCAACGATAATACTTAGTTGCAGTACTGCCTTAGCAAGTGAATCCCTACCTGTTGCATCAGGTTTAAACATTAAATTTGGAGCTTTTGCTGCTTTTGAAAGTGGATTTGCTAAGCAAGAGAAATTAAAAGGTTCAGAGAAGAACATATCAGCTAATAAAAAAGGCATGGCTTTCTTCAATAACACTGCTTTTGTTGCTAATATTTCCAATACTTCTGACGATATTACTTATGGTGCTAAAATTGTACTTGCTCCAACAACAAAAAGAAAAGTAAACAATGATTATAATGGTTCTCATGTATTCTTAGAACATGAGTTTGGGAAAATTGAAGCAGGTTCACCTATTCCTGTTGCAAGAAACATGACTGTAAATGATGGAGCTATACCTGCAAACTACATAAAAACAGGTATAGAGTATTTAAAACAAGGTAAAAAAGCAAATCCATCGTTCTTAACCTCGGAAGAAACTATAATCGGTGATTCAATAACTGCCGGTTTAGACTCAGCAACTTATAGCAGCGAACCGCCAAGAACAATAAATTATTACACCCCTAAATTTGCTTTGAGCGAATCAAGTAAATTGCAATTTGGTATATCTTATACTCCTGATTCGGCTAATACCGGTATAGATAAACCATCTACCAAATCAGATGGTATAACAAAATACGCAATAGAGGAGCAGGCTTTAGAGAGATTTGAGATTGATAAGTCAATTAAGGATGCGCTCACTGGCGGGATAGTATTTGAGCAAAAATTAACAGAAGAAGCGGAATTAAAACTAGCTCTAACTGGTGAACATGGTAAAGCCGCAGGTAAAATCAAGAAATTTGCCACTAAAGATGCCAAAGACCCTTTAGAAGAATATAAATTAAGTAATCTAAGAGCTTATAATATTGGCGGCGAATTAAAAATAGGTGATTTTAAGTATAATGCTTGTTATGGTTCTTTTGGCAAAAGTTTAACTAATAAAGCACTACATAAGGCCGGTAATAAGTCCCATTATTACAATGCTGGAATTAGCTATACTTATAATAAAGCTACGACAACTTATGTAGGATATTTTGCTTCTGATAAGTTTAAAAATAAGGTAAATTCTGTTAAATTAGGTGTTAGCCACATACTTGCACCGGGACTAAAGCCTTATGCTGAAATCCATGCTTATACCCTTAAAGGTAAGCCTGAATTCTATTCAGAGCTAAAAGCAAAAAAGGTAAAAGGTACTGTAGCACTACTGGGTGTTAAGTTATCTCTTTAATTTAAAAAAAGGTTTTAAAATGAACAAGCAAGAATTTATCGACCATATTGCAAGTCAACATGGATGTACCAAAAAAGAAGCTGAAAAGGCTATTGATGTATTTACTTCTTCGGTAATTGATGCTTTGGGAGAGGGCAAGGAAATATCCCTTATTGGTTTCGGTAGTTTCTCTGTAAACAAGATTGAAGCAAGAGATGGTATTAATCCAAAAAGTAGGGAAAAAATAAAAATAGCTGCCTACAACCAACCAAAGTTTAAGGTAGGGCAAAAACTAAAAGATGCCGTTAACAAAAAATCACGTTGACTGAGAGTGTGATTTTATTATATGTTCTTCAACATGATTTTTTTCATAATTAATCATATTTTTCCTGTAGACGTACCGACTTGTTAGTGAATTTCTAAGTTGGTACGACTTTCTTAAGTTCGTATTGTCGTCAATTCTCCAACTCTTTCAATTGTTTAGCTAGGTTTTTACATTCGTTAGTTACGTATTCTATATTTCTATATCTATACACTTCTTCATGAAAAGATTTAACACCTGGTACTAAATCACCAGCATGCCCACAATCAAAACCTACTACATAATCTGCCGTATAATTTTGTTGTTTAAATTCTCTTTTACCTGTATAGGTTACTCCACCATGTACTTCAATGTTATAAAAATTTTCTTCTGAGAAACTACCATACAATTTATGTTCTTTAGGTAATTCTACATATCCGCATAAGTGTTTCAATTCCGGATGCCGCTGTATAAAACATCTGTATCCCGTATCCTCGTCAATAAATTCTAAAAAATCAGGTTCAGTTTCCCAAGGACGGGTCTTAGGATTAATATCATATTCATCTTCTAAAGTCTTCCACTCTTCTAAACTGCAAAATCTTTCTTTTAATGCTTCTTTCGCTGCTCCTAATCTGTGAGTTTTAGCCTCATAATCAACTAGCTGATCTCTCCACTGCATATACCAATCGCCTATTTGGTAGCAAATATAATCCACTTGTTGCTTTGTAAACTTTCTCATTTTACTTCCTCTACTTTACTTTTACTTATTTCCACAACTAATTTTTTTAACGCTTCAACTTCACATATGTATCTAAAATTATAATTTATATTATTTGTTAGCAGACAAATTCCCAAAATAAAAAATAACCAAAGAGGGAAATCATTAACAGGTTTTAAGTTGTAAATTTTTCCAATAAAAATTGCTGTTATTATTAATTCTATTCCTATCATTTTTCCTCTTTTGTTCTTTTATCAGTTGCACGAGTTTCTAAATATCTAAAATACATTGCTTGTGGATCAGGAGATTTTATTGCCATTCTTAATATTTCTAACTCATTGTTATTTAAATAATACTGACTTATTATATACATTACCTGCGCTTTTCTAGTGCGCATGTTCTTTGTGGCATCTTTATCTATTTTAGCCATTAACTCTTTGTCAAAATGAAGGCTTACTGCAATTTTATCTTTATTACTCATTTATTCCTTTCTCTTGCATTTCTTTTTTATAATAATTTATCTAATCTGCTCATTTTCAGTTCTATAATTTCTTTTTGCATCTTTTAATAATTCTTCTCTTGTTCTTGTTTCTAAAGATGGAGATAAAATCGTACCACCTAGTAAAAAAATCGCTAAAAACACTCCTATACCCAAAATTGTTGGAACTATATTATCATTCATTTTTTAATCTTCCTCTACTATTTCGCAATCATTTGCCATTATATTATATTCATTTTCTATATCCATACATTTTCATAACCACATTCACAGAAATAAATTTCTTTATCCCCTATGTCTATTAAATTATCAGGATCGTACTCTTTACCGCATTCAGCACATTCTATTGTCATTTTGCCTTCTCCTCTTTTGCTTTTTCCTCATAATATTTTTTCACTAACAACCTAAGGTAATTTAATTTTATTCCTGTGTCGGTACTATTCCAATTATCCATAATATAATCTACTATCTCGTTTTCGAGTTCTTTTACTTTTGTGTTATTCATTTTCTTACCTCATTTTAAAAATAACTGCACTTTGATTGCACGTTCTACTTCTCGCATATCCTTACTAGAAATTTGACCAATTCTTTTTCCTAGTCTTTCTTTACTAACAGTCATAATTTGATCAGCCATAGCTTTACTCTTTGTATCACCTATCAAGACATACGCCTCACAAGGATAACATTTCGTAATATTACTAGTCAGAGGAATAACCTGCACTCTATTGTACATATTATTAAAAAAATCATTGCTTATAATTATTGCAGGTCTAGTTTTTTGTATTTCTCCAGCTATAGAAAAATCAAAATCTACCCACCAGATTTCATTTCTCTTCATAGATATCACCTATACATCCTTCTATCCATTCATAAGCTTCTTTTTCTCTTTCCTCATCTTTAGCCATTTCTCTGTAAGCTAATTCTAAACCTTCATCATCTACATAAGATTTTACTAATTTTTCTATTAATTTACTGATTTTTCCTCTTCCTATTATAGAATGTAATTCATGATATACATTCTCATTTAAAGTAATTGTTAATTTTTTTTGCATAATAACCTCCTTAATACGTGTAATTATACATATTACTTCATAAAAGTCAAGTGCGCTTTTCTCAAAAACGTACGATTTCCTCTGCGTTTTCCTTGTATTTCGGGCATAAAAAAAAGACAGAGTATTAACCTGTCTCTTTTCTAGTTTTAATGTTACAAATAGCAAATGATATATACTTTATCAAATATTAGTTGTCAATATTAATTCTACCAATCATAAGGATTCTTAAGCTCACGCAAAGCTCTTTTCTCTTTCTTCCTAGCGAGCATTTCGTAAAACTTCTTAAGGGGGGCTTCTATTTTATCGTAATCTAAAGTCCTTATTTCTTTCTCCTGATTATAAGTTAAGTTATGCTCTTTTATATATTTGTTAAGCGCTTCCATATACCACCCAAGTCTTTCAATAATTGATGACTTGGATTCACCGCTATTTAGAAATTCTTGTATCTCTTCTGGTGTATAATTTTGTAAAATTAATGTACTTTTAGTACTATAATATTTCTTACTCATTATTAATG